ATTAATTACAGTATATATAGTCGTCTATGTTATATACCCAGGATCTAATAATAATGATATATTGGATAAAATGACCCCTCTAAATGCTAAAAAAGTTATTTTAACGTCAGATATAACAAAGAATAAGCTTCTAAGTAATAATGGTTCATCTGTAATGGGATTTTTCTATTTATTGAATGGAGATAAAACTGCAAAGGTTGGAAATGATTTTAAATCCATAATTGAAATTGAGAATAACTGGTATTTGGAGGTCGCACCAGCACCTAGTGGGACAAATAATATATCCGCCCACCTCCGAATTAGTACATCTGGACAAGATAAAGGAATACATCAAGAAATTATTGAATTACCGCCAATTCCACAACAAAAATGGATGTTTATTGCTATTTTGAGGGATGGTCGTAGATTTGATGTAATTTACAATAATGAGATTGTAGCATCACAAATACTTGAGAACTATCCGGTTGTTATTAGCAGCTCTTTATCTATTGGAAACACTGGATTAAATGGTTCAGCAATTCATGTAATTATAAATGATAAAAGATTAACACCGACGCAAATTGAGCGTGAAAGAGTAACACATGTTAATACAAATAATATGGTATTAGAAGCGGATTCAATTAATATTAGTCTTCCTGGATTGAAATTATTTGGGCAATGTCCTCCCGGTTTACCATGCGACCCTATTACAAAGCCACCGACTAATAATTTACTACAGTGGAAATCACCATACGCTTAAGTAATTTTTGAAGGATAGATTATCCTTGTATTTTACAGGATAATGGATGCTATTACAAGTTTATCTCCTATGAGGCGAATTGTTTCTCTATTACTAACTATTGCAGGATTAGTAGGTTTGTATTATTTATACCAGTACCTATTTGCCTCTACGACAGGTAATATATATATGCTTGCATCAAAAAATCAGTCTGCTAATCCTGTAACTCCAATTATAGTTGCATCAGATAAATTACCGGCAATATACGAAGGTGGTGAATTTACAATTTCAACTTGGATTTATGTAAATGACTGGTCTTATCGTAGGGGAAATAATAAATCAATTCTAAGCATTGAAGGTGAGAATTTTGATGTAATTCGTATATATTTAGGCAGCTATAAACCATCATTAAGTGTTCGTCTACATACTAAAGATGGCAGCGCAGCCAATACAAATGTTATGGGAAATTCGGCGTCCGGATTTGGAGGAGTATCACCACAAGCATCTGAATCTTTGGATAAAAATACACGAGAATCTATATTTAATACACTACAGACGGAATCTGGTTTATTAGATGGTTCACCAGTATGCGATTTACCTGAAGTTGAATTACAGCGCTGGGTTTGTATAACTGTGGCGGTTAATGGTAAAACAGTAGATGTGTACTACGATGGCAAATTAGCTCGTTCTTGTGTATTACCGACTTACTATAAAGCGGATACTCGTTATTCCGCGAAATTGCTAGGATACGGTGGGTTTGGTGGTCAGATTTCAGGAACAGTTATGTACGATATCGCACTAAACCCAGAACAAGTATATAAAATATATATGGCCGGCCCTGAACCAATTACATCTATAAAAGAGTGGTTTAGTTCTTTCTTCGCACCTGGTCTTAACATAGCTATTACACAAACGAAATAATGGTCTTAATATATTGTCTAAATATACCATCTAAATATACCATCTAAATACACAGGCCAAATAATTAGTCCAAATAAATAATACAATATAATAAGAGGAATTAGATGGGTATATTTAATCAATCATCATCAGCAAATTCTGGCGAAATGCCCGGTATTATGTCACAACTAATATTTACTATAGTACTTCTTGTGATTTTATATGTAGTACTATTATTTATTGAGGTAGTTTACAAGTACTTTAATCGTTTATCAATTAACAGAAGAATATTATTACCAAATACTTACAATATTGATGATAAATCTATTACAATTCCGCAAAATCCCAATATTACAGGAAATAATCATGTAAGTCTCTCAGATAATGAAAGAAGTGGAATTGAATTTAGCTATACATTTTACTTAAATGTAAATCCCTCTGCTTTTAGACAGGAATACGGCCTCAGCCATATTTTCCATAAAGGATATTCCTCTCAATTTCCTCTATTAGCACCCGGTGTTTATATGAGATCTGACACAAATACGTTACGTGTATATATGAATACTTATAAAACATGGAATAATTTTATTGAGGTTGAAAATTTTCCAATTGGAAAATGGGTACATGTAGGACTTGTAGTTAGTGAAAATTCTCTTGAGATTTATATTAATGGTAATCTGGCAAAGAAAATGTCGTTTGATGGATTTGCGCCATATCAGAACTACCAAGACATACAATGCTTCAATCAACGTAGAATAACAATGAGAAAAGCTATGATACCATCTGTTGATGAAAATGGATTTGATGTATTTGGTGCCATGAAAGGGCAACTTAGTCGTCTAAATTACTTCAGTTATGCGTTATGCTATGCTGAAATTCAAAGACTAATGAATGAAGGTCCTTCATCTAAATTAGATTCAGCACTAGCAACTGGAAATGTACCTCCTTATCTGAATGATACCTGGTGGAATCAGGGATACTAATTATATTTGAAATAAACTCTAAACTCTAAACTCTAAAATATAAATAATAAATTTAATATGTGAATCTAAAGCTTCATATATTAAATGATACAAAACTAGCTATGCCAGGTGGAGGTCTATACTCATTAGTCGCCTACGGAGCACAGAATGTACTTTTAAGTGGTAATCCCGCATTTACTTACTTCTATAAAACATATAAGAAATATAGTCATTTTGCGGAGGAGTCTGTAACATTTTCAATGGATGGACCGCAGGAATTATCATATGATCAGCCAATTCAGATTCGTCTTAAGATCCAGCGCGTAGCAGACTTGGTACGCGATATGTATTTCTTATTTGATTTACCTGATATTTACTGTAAATATATACAGTTACCTCAAACACTTTCGTATGGAACAAGAACATCACAATATAATTTCGCATGGACGCAATATATTGGGTGCCATATTATTCAGGAAATTGGATTTTATATAGCTGGTCAAAAAATTCAAGGTTTTGATGGTTCATATATGGTTACAAGGGCTCAATGTGATTTAGATTCACGCTCTTTTCAGAAATGGTCGCGCTTAGTTGGAAATATTCCTGACCTATATGATCCAGCCGCTGGATTATACGCAGGAGGATCACAGCGGGTAGAATATCCCCTAGTTTACAATAATAATGGTCCAAATGGTTCAACTACTACTCCGCCAAATGTAAATAGACCATCCATTTCTGGAAGAACCCTACAAGTTCCACTCTCATTTTGGTTTACTGAATCAACATTTGAGTCACTGCCATTAGTATCACTTCAATACCAGGAGTGTGAAGTTCAGATTACTTTGAGACCAATTAATCAATTATATAGAGTTCTAGATATTAATGGAAATCAAGTAGCACCAGGATATCAATATAATCCGTCACCTATTTCTTTACAGCCTCAGAATGTATATTATACGTCTGTAGCTAGTATTTCAGATATAACAATCAATAATTTCCTAACAGATATTGGAACACCAAACCCATTACTTAATACTTGGCCATTAAATCCGAGAATTCAATTAACTTATGTGTACTTAACAGACGAAGAAAGAGCAGAATTTTCAAATCAGCCTCTACAGTATCTAGTGAGACAGGTTACAACATATCAGTTTCCTGAAATATCAAGCCGTCAATTTGTTGAATTACAGACGCATAATCCAATTGAGCGTTTAATAATTGTACCACGACGCTCAGACTCTTTACAGTATAGAAATCAGGTGGCAAACTTCTCAAATTGGGTAAATCCACTTGTACCTCCATTTATTCCTAGTGGATACTCTAATTCACTAGATTCCATTAATTTATATAAAGCTACTGGTCAATTTGTCCTTAATGGTCAACGATCAATTATGCAGGGCTTATCTGTACTAGGTGATGGTAATTTGCTACAAGAAGAAAAACCATTAGAGTACTTTACACAAGTAGTACCTTGGAAGTATTTAACAGGTATACCAGATCCTGAATTATTGGTGTATCCGTTTTGTCTTCATTCACCAACTACTCAGCCCGATGGTACAATTAATAGTAGTCGTATTAGATTATTTCAGGTTGATTTAAATGTATTTCCCTTACCTAGTAATTCATTTTATCTATACAATATTACAATTTATGTTGAGAACTTGAACTGGGTTAATGTATCTGGCGGCACAGGTGGTCTCAAATATGCGCTATAATCACTCTTTAACATATAGATGTGCTTTAATGTGTGATGTGGTGGCTATATTAAATTCGTCAATGGATTTAGAATGTCTGATAATATAGACGATGAGTCTTTTTTTACAAAGTTTATAAATTTAATTTCATACAAAATTAATAGTGCTTTATCAGACCCTAATGCTGAGAAATATGCCGCAGCAAGGGCTAAGAAAAAAGAAGAAATAATAAGACAGCAAGCTGCTAGAAATAATACTACGGTTAATAATACAACTAATCCAAATGAATTTAATATTAAAAGATTTTTAAATAAGGTTTTAAGTGAAATTAAAAATTATGTAGCAAAGATATTTTTCCCATTTGCGGCGCTTATGTTGGCAATGATTGTGGCAAATGAAATGTTTGTATACTCTGTACCAGTACGCATTATCTTTTTCATTTTTACATTTGTAGTTTGTTTCTTTACACCACCACTATGTATTATATTAGGATTTTACTATATTTTAAAAGGTGCCTATAGTTATTATATTAATAATATGACTGGTAGAACTGATAAGCTACTAATTATGCCGACAATTTACGCATTACTTCCAATAACTACATATACACCAGAATCATCAATCTTGAAGTTCTTATATTACCCTTTTAGATATCCAAAATCGGCTATTTCTGAGGCTGAGATTCCAAAAACAATGGAGGCATATTGGAAAGAATTAAATGAATCGTTTAAAGATTTAGATTCAGTTAAGAATATACCATTTTTTTCTAAGCAGCTTGAAAAATTAGAAACAAAATTGCTAAAAACCCTACATGATTCATCAAAAAATAATTCTACACTCCCGTCAAAAGTAGAAGCACCAATGGTACCAATAGCACCAATGGTACCAATAGCACCAATGGTACCAATAGCACAAATAGCACCCCAATATCAGTACCAGGGACCAGTACCAGTACAATATCGGGCACTTAATAAGTCTGGTGTGCAATATGCTGTGCCAGTAGGACAAGTGCCAGTACCAGCACCAATAGCACCAATAGCACCAATAGCACCCCAATAGCACCAATAGCACCCCAATAGCACCCCAATATCAGTACCAGGGATCAGTACCAGTACCAGTAGCACCTCCATATAATTAATCTAAAGCTCCAAAATCTCTTTCTCCAAGAAATCCATCTTTAGAAGTGCGATTAGGTGGCGGTCTTAGATAAGGATATAAATATATATCATATATATAATATAAAATGATAGAAGTGTCTATTGTAACACCAACATATAATCGTCGTATGTTTATTCCAACATTAATCGATATATATAGAAATCAGACATTTTCAAAGGAAAAGATGGAGTGGCTAATTATGGATGACGGCAGAGATAAAGTTGAGGATTTATTTATTGAGGCAGCAAAAACTATACCAAATATTAGATATATTCGCAAGGATGAAAAGATGCGTATCGGCGCAAAAAGAAATGCCTTAAATACTGAAGCTAAAGGAGCTATAATTATCGCAATGGACGACGATGACTATTATCCACCAGATAGAGTATCTAGTGTAATAGAAGCCTTTAAAAATAACCCCAAAATAAATATAGCAGGAAGTTCAGAAATGAACATGTATTACATTGATATAAAAAAACTATATACAATTGGCCCATATCATAATAATCACGCTACAAATGGAACAATGGCATGGAGAAAATCATATTCAGATGCGCACAAATACGATGAGTTCGTAACAAAAGCGGAGGAAGGCACTTTTCTTCAAGAATTTAAACAGCCCATGATACAGTTAAACCCTCTAAGTACAATTCTTGTCATATGTCATACAGATAATACTGTAGATAAGAGCGAATTAAGAGAAGAGCATCTATCACAAGTAGGAACATTTCAATCAAAGTTTAAAGAATGTCCGCACAAATTAGAAGATCTAGTTAAGGAAAAGAAGATACGAGATTTTTATTTAACATTATAACCGTCTAGCCTAAAGCTTATTAATAAAGAAATAATAATTAGAATGGATGAGGGATTTTTGTATGAGAAATTAAATGTTTTAAACACTGCGTATAATAATACAATTATACCAGGAAAAACACCAGCTATTGCGTCAGTAATTAAGACACCTCTATTTCGGCATCAGGCCACACTAGTAAATGGAATGCATATATATCGCGATAAAATGACTCGTGGATTTTTAATGGGTAATCAAGCAATAAATGGAAAAATTGGAGTAATTGGTGATCCCGCTGGTACAGGAAAAACACTAAGTATTCTGGCATATTTAGCATCACAGGTTGCCACATTCCCAAGAATAACCTGTGAACTAACGAATAATTCCTCAAAGTATTTTTTCTCACATGAATTATATCAATTATCTGACGCATTATCAACTAATTTGATTATTGTCCCCCATAGTTTATTTAATCAGTGGCGACAAGAAATTGCCAAACATACATCAATTTGTATTAATGGTGATGCGACAAAGGGTAGATATATTGCGATTGAAACAAAAAGACTTATACGCGCAGGTGGAGATTTAGCTCAGAATATGGTAAATAGTAATTTCGTATTAACAACAAATAAATGCTATAAATTTGTACAAGAATATGCACAAGAGCATGGTATTCAATGGAATAATGTGGTAATTGATGAAGCATCTGCCATATATATTAATTCATCAGATCCCCCATTAAAATTCCAGTTTTTATGGCTTGTTACAAATAACTGGATTCCACTAATTTTAAAGAATGCGTCTATAGTTAAGAATAGCTTATATTTTTTAAGAGATAGAGTATTACTTAATAAGGAACTAGAAAGTTGGTTAGTAGATTCTATTTCTCCACATTATGAGGGTCAATTAGCATCATCATCTTTTTTTAAAGATTATTTGCCATTTTTTCATCAAAATAGAGGATGTATTGTTTTAAGAAATTTTACAGATTTGATTTATACAAATATAAATTTACCACCAGTCATAAAAGATATCCTACAATGCCGCCCAAATATGAGTTTAAATACACTAATAAGTTACTATCTGGCAAGAAACATGGAACCAAATATAACTTCTGCCAAAATTCCAAATATATTTCAGAGCCTAAATGTACAATTTAAAAATGTAAACGAATATTTAACAACAGCCCCTCTAATAAAACATTCTATGATAAGAAGAAAAGTAGAAGATAATGAATGTATGATTTGTTTAGAGCCCGCTGAATATCCAACCATTGTAGGATGTTGTTATAATTTGTATTGTGGTAAGTGTGTATTAAGAAATATGATAACTAGTCATAAATGTCCAACTTGTAGGGATGATTTATCAGTTGAAAATATATCCTGTTTACAGGAGTTAACAGAAAATAATAAAATATTATCAAAAAATAAAACGGAGGTGTGTCTAGATATATTAAATCAAAATAGAACTGGTAAATTTATAATATATTCATCTTTTGACAATATATATTACCAGTTATTTGATGAAATTGACAGATTAGGACTAAAAGCAGAAAGAATAGAAAGCAATCTATTTTCACTACTTAAAACAGTAAAGAACTATCAAGAGGATAGAACTAATATAATATTTGTATCAAATATTGATTTAATAAGGGGGTTATCACTATCATCTACTTCACATCTGATTTTTTTCCACGAACTGCCCGTTTGCGAACTAAAGCAGGTTTTAATACAGTCGGCACAACGGATTGGCCGCCGAGAGCCTCTGAAGGTAATTCATCTGAAGTCTGAGATTCAAGTTTAACACCTAGAGTATCATATAACTTACCTGTTTGATGTGTTGCCCATTGTGTAACACATCGAAAAGGAATATTATTCTCGTTTGAAACACGATTCATCTCCTTCCAAGCATTAAAAAGCGCAGATTGTTTAGTTAATACAAGTGTATATTGTAGTTCTGAGCACTCAGGAATTTTACTTGGTTTCTCAAATCGCTGTAAATAAAGATTGGGATATTTTAGTTTTAGGCGATAGGAAAGGGGAAGAAGATTCCAACATTGATGAAAGAAAGCCCAGAAATCAGCTCTATCACTCCACCGCAAGTAATCAAGAATTTCCTCATATACTTCAAATGGAACTTTCTCTAAAAATAAGGGTAGATTTTGATGAAATAACAGGCCGGCCAGATTCGCATCCTTAGTTTCAAGATCTAATTCATCATTTTCCCCCCAATTTTCAAATAAAGTAAACCAGGCAGCCCTAATTGCCACATGAATATGTTTATCTAAATTTTCCTCTTTTCCTGGAGAATACATGGTATTTTTATCATTATAAATTAAACTTTGAGAAACCTTGCGAATATCACCTAATTGATATAAATGATCAGGAATATCCTTTTTAAAGAACTCTATTAGTTTATCCTTCTTAGGCATAGAGACATAATGGACGCTACAGTATTTTAGTAGTTGCTGCATAATCCTGCCCTCCAAAATATTACAAATTAGAATTAATGGGCAATCATCTGCGAAGTTTCTTTTAGATTTTAGATAATCAAGTAATTCTTGAAGCCCACCTTTCTCTCCCTGCGACAATCCATCCATTTCATCCAATAATACCGCACGACCATTGGGTGTTTCAGGATGAATCCATTTTGATACACCAGTTTCAATAAGGAGAGGCATAATTGTTTGACGAAAGGAGGAACCAGTGCGTGTATGACTGGCATTAAACTCCTGAATCCAATATTTGGCCTGTTTACAAATACGATATGCCATTGTTGTTTTACCCACACCAGGTGAGCCAATTAGAAGAAACGCAGGGTGAGTCCGCGTTTTAAGCCATTTTAGCATAGCTTCTTCTATTTCTGGATGAAGACATGCCGTCTCTGTCTCAGGTAAACTACTGCGAACCATACTAACACATTCATATTCAATTCTCTTTACATTCACTTCTACGCAGCAGATGGTCTACTATAATAATCTAAATATATAATAAGATGGCGGGGTTCGT